GGTATTTCTTTATAAATTGTTATTCTTTCAGTATAAAACATAATCTACTTTTATTTATGCTAAAAAAAAAGGGCGCCGAAGCGCCCTTCTTAAATTTGTTTCTCAACAAATATTACATGATGTTCGTAACTTGAACACGTCTGTAGTATCTGTTAGCGTTGATTGCACCAACACCGTCAGCAGTAATATTTCCTGACGCAGAAGCACCAGCAAATGGATTAGCAACCATACCGTATCTAGTTTTGAAACCGATTTTCGGTTGGAAGTTATCCTGACCTACTGCTCTAACCATTTGTAGAGGTACATACGGACAATAGAATAAACCAGCGTCGTATGGAGAAGTTCCTTTGTAACCAACAACGTAGTACTGTTTAGTAGGTGACGCATTGCTTGCCATGTTAGCAGCATATGGGTCAATGTAAACTTTGTACTTACCATTTAATACACCAGCAAAAGTATTACCAGTATCGTCAATGTTTAAGTTGTTGTTTAATGCAGGAGTGTAATCCAAAACACCCGCCATTTGTAATGCAGAGGCAACATCTGAAGAACAGATAATCATGTTACCTTTTCCTCTTCTGGTTCTCTGAGCGATTGTGTTTGCATCTCTCTCTAGTTGGAACATAAGACCTTTGAATCTTTCAACAGACCATCTACCATTAGAGTCTGTGTCAAGGTCAAATATACCAGCAGTTGTTGTGTTAATTGCAGCGTGTGAGTTGTCATTATCAGCAGCACCTACTTCAGCAGTTCTATAAACTGTTCTAACTACTTCTCTGTTGATCTCAGCTAAGATTTCAGCAGATAATATGTTAGACAATTCAGTTTCAGCGTCTAAGCCGTGAATTGCTTTAAGGTCCTGTGCTAATTCCATAGTGTACTCAGCCTTTAATGCTCTGCTTTTCGCAGTTACCGTTGACTTCTCAATTGAGAATGCCATTTCAGCAAATGCGTTAGTGGAAGCATCACCTAGTGCTTCAGCATAGTCAGTAGTCATACCAGTACCAGTTGTGTAACCAGTAGAAGTACCGATTGAGTCATTAAGAACAGCTGGGTTTTCACCAGTTTGTGCTGGGCCTGTTTTAGCATTTACAGATGATCCAGCAGCATTTCTACCACTAAAGTCTGTATCAGCTTCGTCAAAAAGAGCTTCACCACCACTTTGAGAGGCATATCTGCTTCTCATTGCGAAGATCAGACCAGTTGGGCCTGACATAGGTTGAACACCAGCGATATCGTATGCGATAAGGTTAGGCATTGCTCTTCTTACTAAGCTAATTAAAATAGGATTCCAGTTTTGTATTGAAGAACCTGTTGCGTTAGTTGGCGCAGCTTCTGATAAGAAAGCAGCGTCTTCTTTAAGCGACTTTTCTTGGTTCTCTAATATCATTGAAGTAACGGCTCTTTTATAACTATCTTTGACCTCAGGAAGATCAGGATGGTCTAAAACGGGCTGCCACTTGTTTTGCATTGATTCAGATAAAAACATTTTTCTATCTCTCCTTCTTTTTAGTTAATTAACTAACCCTTACTTTACGTATGGGTTTTTCTTTGATTTACTAATTGCAGCAGTATATGCAGCCATTGACTCATTCATAGAGCCAGCATTGTTTTCTGCTACTTCATTAGATTCGTTATCACTCGCTTTTGTTTTAGGGAAGTAAGAATTTTTTAATGTTTCTATACTTGTTCTAAAACTGTCAGCGTCTTTGTATTCAATACTTTCTGCTAAACCTTTAAGTTTTTCAGATTCAGTTTCAGCAAGATCAGATGATACATCATTGATAATATCTGCTCTTACGTGTTGACCGATTGCCTGATTTAACTCAACGTTTTTCTCAATAGTTTGGTTAACTTCTTCTTTTAACTTCTCTATCTCAGCAGTCTGAGCCTCAATCACATCATACTTCTCTTGTGGAACATTGATGTAGTGAGATTCAAATAAAGATTTAAGACCACCGATAAAATCTTCAGTAATCTCAGCTCTTAAACCTTTTTCTATTGCCAATTCGTTTTCTTTCATCCACTCCTCGACAACATAGTTTAGGTAAGCGTCAACTTTTTCTACGATTTCTGATTTAGTTTCTTCAACTTTCTCATTAACCTTAGTTTCGTATTCGCTCTCTAAATTTTCTATTTCTTCAACAAGTTTTGCTTTAACAGCAGCTTCAAATATAGTAGAAGCTTTTTGTTTAAACTCTTCCGATAGTTCTTCACCATCAGTTAGAGCAGCAACGTCTTCTTTCATATCCATGTCTTTTACTTTATCTTTAGCAGACATTTCTTTTTTCACTTCTTTTTCATCTTCTTTTTCTTCTGCTTCTTTAACGTCTTTTTTCTTGTCATCATAAGACTCTTCTTTTTTCTTTTCATCTTCTTTTGACTCAGATTCTTTAACGTCTTCTTTGTCTTCAGCTTCTTTAACGTCTTTCTTGTCTTCTTTTTCTTCTTTTTTCTCGTCTTCTTTATCATCCTTTTTATCTAGGTATTTTTTAAGACCAGCTGGCATTTCACCCTCTTTCACATCTTCTTTTTTCTTCTCATCATCTTTAGAGTGTTCTGCTTCTTTCATATCTTCTTTTTCTTTTTCGTCCTTTTTCTCATCAGCTTCGTAAGTAGCCTGAATATCTTTTTTAGGCTCTTTTTCAGCAGAGAGAGTAGGCATTGCGTCCGCTGTACCTGCACTTTTTTGATGTGGGTCACCTGTAATGTGGTTAACCCCTTGTGCGAAATCTACTTTTGCGTCAGTCGGTGAAGTGATTGCTTTATTCATCACTTGTTGTACAGTTGCCTGTAACGACTTTGCTGGTTCAGCTGGAGCTGCATTTTTTGTTGGCAAATCTGCCACAGTATTGTCAGCCATCGTTCTATCTCCTCAATAGTTTTTCTTGTTGTTGTAAAATAAATGCACCAATCCTCTCGGAATGAGTCAATTACTATTTATAAAATTACAGTTTTTTAAGAAAAGATTCGAATACTTGAGCATTCTTTTCTGCTCTTGCCATTCTCTCTTTACTTTCTACTTGTAACTTTAATTCGTTTACTTCTTGCTCTTTCAAAATCCCATTATTCCAAACCCACTCTTTGCCTTCCATAATGCCTTCTACGAAAGCGTCTGGAGCACTTGGGTCTGCGACTATATCAGCCGCGGTCGCAAGGTAAAAATCGTCTTTAACTACATTGGCACCACCTACATTTGCAAGTGTACCCATTCCTCTACTTGAAACACCTAATTTTGCACCCTCGTCAATTAAACTTTTCACTATTTTTCCATATGGGGTATCTAAAACTCGTGCTTCACCTATAAAATTTGCGCCTTCTGGATACAAAGCCTTAATCATATGCGAAACTCTTTCTAAATTTACTGTCGGGCCATCAGGATGACCAAGTTCGCCGAATGCTCTGCTTTTATTGATGAACTCTCTATTGTATCTTACAACTTCTTTTTGTAAGATTTCTTTAGGATAGATTCTTCCATTCCTATTCTTAACGTCTGATTGCATGAATATACCTTTAATGGAATAATTTCTTTTACCATTTTTTTCTTCTACGATATATTCTGCGTTTGATATTTCTTCGGTAATTAACTTCATTTGTATCTATCTCTAATTTCTCTCTAATATTTATACAAATTGCTATCTGAAAACCACTAAAATCGTATAATTATCACCGTTTGCAAAGTTTTTTGTAGAAAGCAAAACATCACCTGTAGGTGTTGTTGCGTTGTTTAAAATCTCGTTTCCATCGGCACGTAAGTCCCAAAAACCTTGACCAGACAACAAAACTGCCGTTGCATTATCTGTACCATCCCATATCAATTCAACTGCTGATTTAGGATTAGCAGTGTTTATTGAATAAAAGATTTTTGATATTTTACGATTACCGTCTTCAGTCATAAAAGTTGTTTCGCTAGCGTCAACTTTTTTAACTAAAGTTTCACCTGTACCGTCAGAAAAGTTAGTCATCTTAACGGCAAACTTTACGCCTGTCGTATCTGTTAATGTTTGTGTAGATACTGTATCAGCCATGTTAGTGTCCTACGCCTACAGCAGTAGCACTTATATCATCACTTGATGAAATTGTATGTTTAGGATGTTTTTCTATCGTAATTTCATCGCCAGCAGAATGTAATAAAGTTGTACCTAAAGTAGTACTGCCATCTTTTACTGTAATAGTATTTGTAGCAGCAGTAGCAACTACTCTTACAAAAGGTGAATTGTCGATTGAATTATCAGTCAATGTACCTTCAATAGCGGTTCCTTTTATTATAAATGTTCCCATTTCTATCTCCTTAAAATTGTTAACGTTTCTTTATCAAAATACGTCATTAAATCTTGTTTACTTACACCAAATTGTTTTGCAGCTGTATTGACATTTTTTTCAAAATTAGATATTACATCTGCGTCTTTATCAGCAGCTCTGAATATCATATCTACAGCACGCTTCATTTTAGGCGTGAGTTTGTTGTACTGTCTAGTACGCTTATAATCGTTGCCTTCAGTTATATTATCTTTGATAAAATTACTGAGCCACTTCATCACTAGCTACCTCTGGTGCAGGAGTTTCAGCACTTATATCATTACCACTAAACACATTCGCTTCTGGAGCGTCTGCGCCTTGTTGTCCTGTAAATACTGACTTTGCCACATCAACTTTAGCGTCATCTAAGGCTGCACTAACTTTATCTGCAAGAGCATTTTTTAAGTCATCTCCTGCCTGTTTAGCGTCACCTTGTTGTAGTGAATTAACAAACTTGTTTAAATTTTCTTTACTCATAATATTATTTATCTCCTATTACTTTTTTTCTTTAGTAGTTTCAGATTTTTTTTCTTTGTTAGGATTCTTTGTTAAAATTTCAGATATTACTTCTTCTTTAACTTCTTCCTTAGGTGCTTCTGTTTTCTTTACGTAAGGAACGCCACCAGCACCATATCTAATTACTTCTTCCGACATCTTTTTCTCCTTCTTTTGGTTTTAATGTTGGTTCTTTTTCTTTACTGCCATTCGTTTCTTTTTTAGGCGTGATGGCTGGGACTTCTTCGGCTTGTCCTTCAGAACCTTCTTCTTTAATTTGTTTATCAATTTCATCAATTTCTGTTTCATTTTGTTTTAATATCTTGGTTCGTATATACTCATTAGAGAAATATCTACCAACATACCCTTCTAGTTGTTGAGCGAGCATAACTCTTTCTCTCATCATTTCGCTGTGTTTTAATTCAGCAAAGTAACCATCTTGTAAGAAAGAATATGTAATATCGCCTTGCATACTGTCCCATTCTTCTGGAGCAATAACACCTTTTAATATTAATTGTGTTTTTAATAGATCATGGAAAAGCATACAGAATTTTTTACGTAGTCTGCCTACAAATTTAGTAAACTTAACTTCATCTCTACTAATTTCAGCTGCACGACCTAGATTAAATCCTTGACCACCTTCTAATCTACTAATTGGTATATTAAGAGAACGATATAGTTTCTTTTGGAAGTATTCTATATCTTGTATTTCACCTAAGTTTTGACCACCAGGTAATGTAGTAATTTCAGTTCCTCTCCCACCTTCTCTACGAGGTAACCAAAAGTCTTCTAACATACTCATCTGATTTCTATCGTCTTTAATTTCACCTGTACTTGCGTCATATACAAGTTTGTTTCTATATCTAGCCATAACATCTCTTAAATATTGTTCAGCCTTAATTTTAGGTAAGTTACCTACATCAATATAGAATATTCTTCTTTCTGGTGCACGAGCAATTCTGTATATTACAACAGCGTCTTCAATCATTCTTAATTGATTGACAGGTTTAATTGCCTTGTGTAAATAAGATAAAACTTGATTTGCCTGCTGATCTATTAAACCAGACGGACAAAACGAAATAGCATCTGGTGCTATTCTTAACCCACCTGCGTTAGATGTAGCAGTCGGGTGTATTCCTCTTTCGTTGAATATATAATATTCTTGGAATTTGTTTTCAAAAGCAAATGAAGAAGGCATACCATCTGTTCTTTGCTTTCTAACCTCTCTAATCTTTTTGATTTTCCGAGGGTCTATATATCTTAATTCTGTAATTCCTAGCCTAGGACTATCTTTGTCTATAATTTTATGATAGTATAATCTACCATCTACGTACCATCTTCTAAAGATGTCGTGGCCTTTTATATCAAAGTTTAACAATTTCAATATTTCAGAAAAAGACTCTCTTATTTTACCTTTAATCTTATCGTTATATTCTAACTTACTTAAATCAACGTGTACGGATTGTTGATTTTCATTAGAGACTATTGCTTCTGAAACAATATCCTCTATCGCACTATCACATTCTGGATGTAGTGCTATTTCTCTATATCTTCTTATTAAATCTAATTCGTTACGAGCAGTAACATCAAA